ACGTAAAACAGGTCTTTTTTGTTTGCCCGGAATGGCGAAAAACTATCAAGGCGTGCGGAAAGAACCGTGAGAACAAACTGAAAGCTGAAAGGAGAACGAAGAATGAAAAGAGAGGACATTAAGAAAATTTTTCCCGATGCCACAGAGGAGCAGCTGAAGGGCTTACTGGACATCAACACAGCTGACATCGGCAGGGCGAAGGGCGAACTGGAAACCGTAAAGGCGGATTTGGAGAAAGCCAATGGCACCCTCAGGGAATATGAAACCACCATTGCAGACCTGAAAAAATCCGCGGAATGCAACGAGGATTTCAAAAAGAAATTCGAGGAGCTGGAACAGCGGATTGCGGACGAGAAAGCCGAGGCGGAGAAGAAAGCCAAGGCAGAAGCAGAAGAAGCCGAGTATTCCAACCGCTTCAAGACGGTAGTCGGGGAGCAGAAATGGCGGGATGCACTGACGGAAAAGGCAGTCTACGCCGAATTTAAAACCGCTTTGCAGGATGAGGCAAACAAGGGCAAGGGGGACAAGGATATTCTGGCGGCACTGACGCAGGACAAGGAATATTTCGCAAAAGACCCTGCAAGAGTGCCTGCCTTCTCCAGAGGGACAGGCTTTGCAGGCGGCGAGGTGGACGATGCGGCAGTCAGAGCGGCAATGGGCTTATCCCCGAAGAAGGACTAAGGAAAATCGAAAGGAGAACGAAACATGGCGAACAGCATTACTTTATTCAAAAAATACATTGACCTGCTGGACGAGGTCTATCAGAATGCGTCCGTTACCTCTGCACTGGACGGCGATATGACACTGGTGCAGATGGGCGCAAACACAAATGAAATCGTGATTCCCAAAATCAGCATGGACGGTCTGGCGGATTATGACCGCAACGGCGGCTATGTGCATGGGGATGTGACACTGACGAATGAAACCGTCAAATTCAATTATGACCGTGGCAGAAAATTTACGGTCGATGCCATGGACAACGAGGAAACCGCAGGGCTTGCATTTGGGAAGCTGGCGGCGGAATTCATCCGCACGAAAGTTGTTCCCGAAATGGATGCCTTCCGCTTTGCGACCTACGCAGGTACAACAGGCATTTCCAAGGCAACCGCAGGCACACTGGCGGATGGTGCGGCGGTTCTGGCAGCTCTGGTGGAGGCGCAGAACAAAATGGACGAGGACGAGGTACCGCAGGAAAACAGACACCTGTTCATCACACCCACCCTCTACAACATGATTTACGCGGTCGATACCACAAAATCCAAAGAGGTGCTCAATTCCTTTGCATCCATTCAGAAGGTACCACAGAGCCGTTTCTATACTGCCATTGACCTGTATGACGGCAAGACGGACAACAGCGGCGCAAGCGGTGCAAATGAGAAGGTCGGTGGCTTTGTGAAGGCAACTACAGGCAAGGAAATCAACTTCATGGTCATTCACAAGCCTGCACTGCTGCAGTATCCCAAGCATACGGTCAATAAGGTTATCTCTCCCGATGCAAATCAGGATAGTGACGGCTGGCTGTTCTTCTATAGAGCGTACGGTCTGGCGGATGTATACGAAAACAAGGTTGCAGGGATTTATCTGCACCATAAGGCGTAAGGAGGGAAGGCGTATGGCAAAAACAGTAGGCATGGGCGCAAAACAGCCCGAAACAGCGGAAAACAAGGAAATCGCAAGGCTGAAAAAGGAAAATGCCGCACTGAAAAAGGAGCTTGCGGCTCTGAAGAAGGAGCAGGAAAAGCAGTAAAGGGGGAAAACGCATGATTTATGCGGATTTTTCGTATTACAAAGACACCTATTGCGGCGAAATGGCGGAGGGGGACTTTAAGCGTCTCTCCCGTCAGGCTTCTGCCTATCTGGACAGCGTGACATTTGACCGCATTCCATCCGTTACGGATGAGAAAATCATGGAGAAGGTCAAGGATGCCTGCTGTGCGGTGACGGATGTGCTTTTGCAGAAGGAACAAAGGGACGGCATTGCATCGGAAACGAACGATGGCATTTCTGTTACCTACACAACCGAGGGCAGTACGGACGAACAACGGCTTTATCAAGCGGCGGTGCTGTATCTCGGCAATACGGGGCTGTTGTATCGGGGGGTGGAGTGATGCTTGCGTGTACGGAAACGATTACGCATATCCGGTTGTGCTATGACAGGAAAACGGATACGGATGCATATATCTGCACTGCGATTCATGGCGTGAGCTGGTTCGGCAAGCTGATTGCCACGCCGGAAAACAAAGGCTTGACGGGTGCGGCGAAGATTACCGTCCGTATTCCGGAGGATGCCATGCCCGATATTACCATCCGAAATGGGGATTTTATCGTGCGTGGTGCGGTGGATGCCATCGAAAAGCAGGCAGACCTAAATGGACTGGAATACTTTACGGTGCTTTCTGTCGGGGATAACCGCAGGAGCAGGCGGAAGGACTTGCGGCATTGGGCGGTGAGCGGTGCATGAAATTAGACTATGAGGTCAATATCAGCACAGCGAAAATCCTGCGGAGGTATGGTCTGGGCGAAGATAAGGCGGCACAACGCTTTCTGGCGGAGGACGTAGAGCGAAAATGTCAGCCCTATGTGCCGAGACAATCCGGTATACTGGAAGAAACAGCCAGAGTGACCGAAGATTGTATCATTTATCAAGGACCCTATGCCCATTATCAGTATATGGGTGAAGTGAGAGCGGGACGCGCACCAAAACACTTAACGGGACAGCCGTTGACCTATCAGGGTGCGCCCATGCGTGGCAAGCAGTGGGATAAGCGGATGATGGCAGACCATGGCAAGGAAGTCGAGAAGGACTTGGAAGGGTATTTGAAAGGACGGGGCAAATGAAAAACATCATGGAGGAAGTACGAAAGTTTCTGCGTACCTATCCGCCGCTTGCGGAAGGAAAGCTGCATGTGGATTTTTTGCCGGAGGAGGCGCAGAGCTATTCGGTAGAGGCTGTGCCTGCGAAGGAGATTGTGCGCTCCTATGTGGACGGCTCAACGGTGCGGCAGTTTTTATTTGTGGTGGCAAGCAGAGAATTTTTCGGGGATAAAATCAAGCAGCAGCTGGATAACCTCAGCTTTTACGGGGATTTCTCCGAATGGCTGCGGGAACAGACCATGGCAGGCAAGCTCCCCAATCTGGGCGAGGGCAGAAAGGTCATGCTGATGGAGGCAACTACAAGCTGCTACGCCATGGCGGCAGAGGCAAGCATGGCAAGATACCAGATTCAGTGCAGAATGGAATTTTTTCAGACAAGATAAGGAGTGAAAACAATATGGATGCAGTAATGAGATATCAGGTGGCGGATTATCTGAACACCGCAAAAAGCGGAACGGAAAGCTTTGCGCTGATGGGGGTTGGGTTTAATACCTTGGACGAATCCCCCAACGCACAGAAGGATTCCAAAACATACATCAATCAGAAAGCCCAGACCTCTACGATTAAAAGCTATCAGCCTGCGTTTGCGTTTGATTCGGACTTGATTGCGGACGAGGCGGCAGTGATGGCACTGTATGAAATCGGCAGAAATCAGCTGACGGGCGCAGA